TTGCTCGTCTACTTCGATCTTCCATTTGTTTATAATCATTTGATTCGTCAAAATTACTCTTTTTAAACTTATCCCAATCTTTCCCCATAAAATGTAGTCCGTAAGGAGGATCGGTACAAATAAAATCAATGCTACTCTCTGCCATGCTTCGCATGACTTCTAGGCAATCACCCTGGATGATCTCTTGCTTAGATGTATTAGGGAATAATTCTAATTGTGGATTAATCATTTTATCCTGAACTCCCACTGTACTCAGTTCCCCAAAACCAAGACGCGAGTGGCCTTCAGGCTGACTAAATATTGTCGAAGCCCTCTGGCTGCTCATCTGTCTCAATGAACGCCTCTGCGCCATCTGCAATTGATCCTGATATATCGGCATGAGCTGTGCCATCCCTTCAGGATCTGGAAAATCTGTATAGATAAGTTTTGCAGCGATAGCACAGATGAAAAGATACCATTCGTCAAGCTCGGGAGCCTGATTGGTAGCAATCAATTGTGTCGGCTGCTGACTTATCTGGAACTCGACAAGGTAGACTTGTTGAGGACATGGCCTGAATATGATCTGTTGGTTATAGAAGAGAACATCTGTCGGCCTAGAAGATTGATAAGGCACAACGGCAGCATAGATCGGATCTCCCTTAGGAATAACGCTGGAACCATTTACGGTAAAAGTATATGCACCTGTCACATAATTCACGGTACCGACATCATTTCCCTGGGCGTCATATAGGGCGCCTGTGTTGCTATTAGGAGATGGAACATCTGTAAGTGTGTAATTATAACCTGTGTTATCGAAAGAGGAGATAACCACTCCGGGTTCTGTCACATTTCCGAAAATGTCTAATTGAGCTCTGTAGAATGGTGTAGGTGGTATTATTCCAGAATATGTCTTTCCAATTACTCCATTTCCTGTATTTATTTGCTGATTCACGCTCAGATTAGGCCATCGATTATAAAAAGTCGTTTTATCCTGAAAGTATCTTAAAATATATCCCTGACAATACACTGGAGGGGTTATTTGGATGTTTCCTGGAACTGCCTTATTTCCTGGTGGCAGAGTCGGATCGTCTACAAGCCCAGCCTCATAAACAAAGTCATAAGTATCCACATTAGGAATTGTAGTAAAAACATAAGGTTTAGTTAATTTAAGATTTTTAAATTGTTCTGGAAAATGAATTATATAAGCTAAATTAATATAATAATCGATTTGAGTGGTAGGCATCTGCTGCTCGGTATAACGCGCAGTCATACGCCTGACAGTATTCTCCATCTGCTGCAAACTAACTAATTGAGTAAAAGCTGTCATATTACATCCCGTTTACGGGGTCGCCTGGCGGCCCATTATTGTAAATAACACCCTCAAAAGATTCCTGATTGCCATAAGGCAATGGCTGCGGAGGCAAATAAGGGCCAGAGTTGTTAGGGATTACCGAAGGAGGCGTGTAAGCAGAAGGAAGGGGACTAGGATAGGCAAACGCACTGAAATGCATAGAGTCGATCCCTATCGTCAATGTATTAGCAGTCAAAGACAAGACTTGTCCGATTAATCCATTAAGCTGAGTCATTCCGAATTGTGAAGGAATCAAGAAAGTCACATCCATGCCAGCCACGTAATTATGATCGTTAGTTGTAGTGACGACCATAGGATTTGCATTAGTGATCGAAGCAATCTGCTTAGTGACTAGATTCTGAGTCACGACAACTTGTGAGTAACCTGGGTAATAGACAATGCTAGACATCTGACTCCGTGTAAAGCTGCTTTACATACTTGATCCCTTTTTCATCCATCTGGACTTCTAATCTCTTTTGATAGCTATATAGAAAATGATTTGCATATTTCTCAGTTTCGATCTTTCCTTCGCTATCATTCATGAACTCACAAAAAGCCATGAATTGACGAAAAAAACATTCCAAGTAAGATGCGTAAGTTTCTTTTTCCATTAGAAATTCACCGGAACAAAGGCATACATCTTTTGGCTACTATCAACAGAAGCAATCGCAGAGTTTTCCCCAGGAGTTTCACTCAAAACTTGATTGCCTTGCTTCTGCGTAAATCTAGGAGTGTAATAATGAGGATCTTCTTTTTTTCCTCCGTTTATTTGATCAACAAACCCTCTAAGAATCGTATAGACTTGATTATGATTGAAATTATGCCATTTGACTGGGTCGTCATTGTATTTAATGTATGGAAGTTTTTTACTCTGGCCAGGATTTCTAATATTCATGAATTTTCCTGTAACTTTCACATTGTCATAGTCTTTTTGCCTTTCAATCTTTAATGAAAGTTCGCTTTTCTTGCTTCTATTTGAAACTTGCCTTTCAGATAATTCTTTCTCATCTTGTGAAATTTCTCTTGCCGGAACCGCTTTCAATTCCTGTTTCTTTTCTTCAAGTTCTTTCTTGGTTTTTTCTAGTTCTAATCTAGCTTCATCAATTTCAGTTTGTAGAGCATCCAAATCGTTTTCTTTAGATTCAACTTGCACATCTTCCAAAACGGTATTCTCGGTCATAAATGACTCCTTTTTTTCTTATCAATAAACTTTAAAATTTAAATTGTCAGCAAGAAAAAAAAAGGAGGGGATTTCTCCCCTCCTATAGACTAAACGTAATTAGCGTTTATGTTAGCTGGGAACTCTTGAAGGCTTGTTATTGCCCTCCATTCCCATACATCACCCGTGCTTCCTATAATGCCGCCAGTTATATCGGCATCTGTTCCATCTCCAGCACCTACATACACACCATTAGCGCCATTGCCTTGTTTTGCAAAGCTGAGCACGTCTTGGTTTGCATATGGTAATGGACTTGGATTGACTCCAAAGGCTTGGAAATTATTAATATTTCCCTCTCCTTGTGGAACCATAGTTGGGAAGGTAAATGGATAGCTTGAAGAAGCTGGCCATCCATTAGCACCTCCAAATACACCATAATTAGTGCTATTTACTGCAAGAGTGACGGTCTGAGTACCTACAGCATTATTAGCAGAAATAACAGTCGCTTGAACTGGCAACCCTGTCGTTTGTGCTGAAAGCTGAGGAACACCAAAAACTGTCGGCATGCTAAAGGTTACGACATCACCGACATAATAGTTCTGTTGAACCAATGTAGTGATAACCATAGGATTAGCATTTGTCATAGCAGCAATCACTCTGTTTTCAGGATAAGTCCCCGATCTTGTTGGAATCAGAAAGTTACCTGTTTTTATGACTGAACCTACTGAGGTAGTAGCTCCAGTACTATTCAACAATGTAGTGAATGTGTTTGTTGTTACGGCTGTAACGGTCATTGCAAGTCCACTAAATTGAGGTGCACTTGTAAGACCATAAACACGTACTGTATCCCCCACCTGATAACCATGGCCAGTAGCCCCCCAAACGGTTGTGGTTCCTGGAGTAAACGATTGTATCGCGACTACAGGATATGTGGGAGGATTGCTTGAATTAAAAATTGTAATACCATTCTGCTTCAAGTTACCAATATTCATGAGTGCATGGTTACCAGAAACAGTAGTTGTTTCGATAATTTGTGCTGTCCCTGGATTTTGATAAGCTTGATTAAAGAAAGCTTCGACAATTCTAGTAGCAGTCAAAGCACCAGCTACGGACCCTACAGTTACACCTGAACGAGTTAAGTTTTTTAAACGAAACTCACTCACATATTGTTGTAATGGAATGAAATATGGTGTTGAAGCCACATTCGTAAACATCCCTGTGCAAACTTGTGTACTCATATATTACCTCCTATAGTGCCACTTGAAGCGTGCAACGTAATGCTACGATCCAAGATGTGTTGGTAATATTGAATACTTGCGCCATCTTCCAACCAGCAGTCTGATAAAGTCTCAGACGAGGAGATGCAATCTCAGGTGGTGCATAGATGAACTGAGCGGAATAACCGTCCAGGTCAACCATGTCATACGATTCCTGGCCAGGCAGGAAAATATTATAGACATCTGAACCGTTTGCAGAAGCACCAGGAATAATTGAGCCTACAGACGATAACAGGAATCGAATATTTCTAATCGAACCCCATTCGGCCATAAGCAAGTTGCTGTTATTCGCATAATTAGCAACGTTGATAAAGCCGACCATCTGGTCTAGGTCTGCGCTCAAATTAGTATGAGCCAAACCAAAGAAGGCGGTACGTACGGGAGCTGTACCGAACTTGTTCTCGCCTTCAATCATGTCCTGGATGAACTGAGCGTTGGCAGTTCTTAGCAATCTGACTGCTTTGGAGCAATCTAACGGCGAGACGTTCGTAGGATTGTCTCCGTTTGTACCACTAGTACAATTAATCGGAGGTGCCAATTTCTGTTACTTTTATGACCTGATTTTATTTCTCACACTATGTGTGACACATTCAGGCGGGGAAACTTCTTCGAATCTCCCTCTCTATGTTTCCATAGAGTTCAGACTATCGCATCACCTTTCGGTGTCTTCTCACTTAGTCGTTCAGGCTGAAATTCTTCTTTCAATATTTTTGTTAAAATTCTACCAAAAGCAATATCTCTTCCTAGATTTTTGCCATATAATTTTTTCATTTGCTTTTCAGTCTTATAACTCATTTTCATTTGAAAGTTCATATCTTGCCCCTTGTTGTCCCTCGACCTTATGCCGCTAGGAGTTCCAAGTCAATCAGAGAAGATTTATAGGGGGCACACATTTTACCCCCTTCCATCATCGATCTAGCTAGTTGATCCTCAGTTTCTCTTAAACTCTGACCTAATACACTAATGGAAGAATTTAATACGGGATCTTCGTTTATGAGCATTCATTTTGTTACTAAGTGTTACTATTTTCAACTAACACTTGAACTAGTCATTTCTGCTAGTTTCTGCAATTTCTTCTATATTTGCAGATCCGACTATCGCTTCACTGTCTCCAGTGTCCACTCGCCTTAGTCTGTCAGGCTGACTAGGATATAAAATGGTTTCATCAAATCGATCTATAATCGCTTTTGATAATTCTGGATCATCATAACCAAAAAAACATTCTGAAAATGTCATCGTAGTTATAATTTTTCCATTCTCCTTTTTAATTTCCATAATCTTGCCCCTTGTTTGCCTCTCGGCGGTCCAAGTCAATCAGAGCGGATTTATAGCAGGCCATGTTCAAAAAACCTGCTCTTGCAGAATAATATAGGTACCGTCATTTACCTATGCTGCAAGAAGATTGGCACGGTCGAACCAATCTATTCTAGCATCAATATCCAGAGCGGTTAACTGCTGCGCTGGTGGGTCTACAATACCATTGCCTAATGGCACTGGTGCTGTCTGTAGGTTCTGATAACGGCGACGTCTCAGAATGTCTCCAGCTTGTTGGTCCATTGTGATCGGATATCCCATAGTTGTATGGATCAGATCAGGCATTGGACGAGCAAGCAGCTTCATTGAAAGCTGTTGCTGTACTGCTGGAGGTAATATCGATGTCGTAGTGGGACCTGACATTTTGTCTTAACCTCATGTTAAGACGAAGGCTAACGACGAGCGGCTGCTTGAGTTTCTTTCCAAAGAGCGTTGCGCTGTTCACGTGTCATTTTTGAATTAGACACTTGAGCAGCGGTTGTGATAGCTGCGGAGCGAACTCCTAGGCTACCAGTCTTTGGTGCGGATTCTTTTTCATCCACACGCTTTTGCTCTTGAGAAATAGGTTTCTCTTTAATTGAGCGATCATTTTGATATGCTGCGCTTTTTTTAATGAGGTTATACACTTTTCTCAAAGGATTCGCGGCTTTCTCAACAGCTTCTCTGTTGTCTTCGTCACTTTTGATATATTTTTCAATATTTTCAGCTGTGACGACCTCGTGAAAGTCTTTAAACTCAGTGGCAGTTTGAAGAATCATGATATCTTGATTCTTTTTAGCCAGCTCTTGCTCATAACCAGATAGTTTCTTGTTTACCTGATTGAAAGCTTTAACAAGTTTTTTCCCATCGGGAAACTCTTCGTTTTCTAGCTGTCTGAAATCAAAATCTTCTTCTGGTGGTTGTTGTTGCTTTTGCATCTGCTGCGCTTGCAATTGCATCTGCTTCTCTAACTCACGCTCTTTCTTCTCTTGCCAGAGTTGACGTTCGAGGTCTTCTTTAGCTTTTCGAAGCTCCGCAAAACTTTCTTTTGGAGTCTTCGATTCATGGTTATCTACAGCCTGGTCAGCCACGTCAGGATTTTGGGCTTGATCTGTTGTTTCCATGTTTTCCTTTGAGTTGGCGAGTCTCATTTGCGCCTTTTAGATTTCTACCGTACGTTAATTTAAAGTTTTAATTTAACGCAAGTGTTGTGTAAAAGGAAATTTTAAAAAGGAGATTTTATGGTCAAGGGAAGCGATAAGACTTATGGCGAATTGATGTTAGAAGCCAGGTCAAAGAATGATCGGCAAGAGGTTGGGGAGACTGTAGAGCCATGTATGGCTAAATTTAAGGAGATAATTGAAGAGGCTGTTCAGAAGAATTATGAAAATGGAGTGAAAGGAAAGTATTACATTCACATATGGTTACAGAAAGAGCCGTATGCACATAATACCCTTCATATCTATCCGCAATGCAGAAGAACAAGACCTAGCCCATATCAGGGCCATGATCATTATCTATGGAGTGTAGAGGATGGAGGTCTTGTTAAATTCGAGTGGTGCATACCTAAGAAAGAGGCTTTGGCGTATATTTTGAGTCATCCAAGTGAATTTGATATAAATTATGTCAGGATGCTAAAAAAATATGTTGGTGATAAGCTAGAGAAGATTGAGGACTATTTGGTTGATGGGAAAGTTATTTAATTCTGATTCTTTTCTCTCAATAAAGCATAAAACTTTTCGTTAGTTTCATTCCATTTTCTGTTATGTTCTTCTTGAGATTCCATGAATTTAGCATAAAGAGAATCAGTTCTCGTATTAGCTGCATCAATCCTGTGTGAATTTGAGATCCAAAGAGAAACAAGAATTGCTGCAATAGCTATGTTGACGCCTATAATAGCCAGTGTATCTATATGATTTTTAAGGAAACTTGGTTTTTCACTCATGATTTCTTCAATTTTCATTTATTTTTCTCTGATTCAATCTTGCAAAGTCTATTATGAAAGTCTTTCATTTCAATATGAATCGCATGCATTAACTCTCGAATAGCGTCAATTTTATTATCCATGTGCCTAATGTCTGCTCTAGATTCAGTCCTGTTCCAGATAAAAAGCCCAAAAACTCCTAGAAAAAATATAATAAATTGTGTCCATTCCATATTAGCCTCCATTTTCCATGAATTATACCTGAAATCAGGAATAAATGGGTATAATTATCGAACCATCTTTGCACCTCCCATGTAAAGGCCACGATTGCTATGGGTAGATCCCTGCTCAGGCTGCTTTACGTAGCCTTTAGGCTTGTGCAGGTTTGGAAGCTTTTTGATCTTTGGGGGTATCATTGTCATGTTTAACCTCAAGTGAAGGGAATTTATATTTGGTAAGAATATCTGGATCAATCGGCATTGGTATTTTTGGGATGTAAGAATTTATTATCGTTTTTGTCTTTGTCATTTTCTTTATCCATTATAGAAAATAAATTCTTGATCCATTCGGGATTTGTTATGTGATAGACTTTATTATCAATGACCAATTCAGAATCACTAATCCATTTCATCTATTTACCTATCGCTAATTTCTTGTCTTCCTCGTCGATCCACTCGCATAGAGACTGTAAGTATGCTCTGCGCTCTAATAATACAAAATTCTGCTTCACGTTGTATTCAAGATCTCTCTTTGCTTGAATAAACTCTTTTCGCGCTCCCGTCTTGAAAGTGCTCCAGTCTTCGAAAATTTCGTTTTCCATCTATCTATTTCCCTCCATAATATCTCTAGCACAAATTATTTTAAGTAAAAGACAATCTACTAGATCCTCAATTTCTTCATGTGTCAACTGGATCATTTTATGATCTGCTTTCATCCCAAGTCTCAAAGGATCGATATTTGGATTTTTTTGTTTATGACCATTCCAAATGTAAACTAATTCGTCGAAATCAAATTTACGCCAATCTCGTGCCATATTAACCACCATGTTCTTTCATATGCTTGTTTGGTATAATTATCATTTTAAATGATCTAAAGCACCTGATATTTTATATTTATCAAATACTACCTTATAATTATTACACAATTCTCTTTGATATTCACTTATTTCTTTATAGGCTAAAAAAAGATTTTTATACCTTTCTTTCAAATAAATTTGGTATTCAATGTCGTGTTCTTTTTCTTTATCAATATTGTGATTTTGCAAATTTTTTTCCTTTACTGGTTTTGGCGTTTTTGATAGACATTTTTTCATATTCTTTTTTTACTCCAGGTTGTTGCATTTTACCTGAACTCCTTGACTCAGTAGACATTTTTTTCATTCTAGTTCTAATTGGTTTAGGCGTAGCAGCCATCTTAATTCTCCCTCTGTTTCTTAGCCTGCGGGCTAAATGATTTGTCTATAGCTAGCGGAGGCTTGCCAGTGTTTTTGTAACGTGGCTGCTCCGTACTTAGCTGTTTAGCGTTTGGAACCAGAGGCTTTGCGGCCGATGGGATTATTTTTATCTTAGGCATGATTGTTTCCTTTTTCATCAAAGGGAATAGCGATTGAAGCAATGGCATAAAAAACGCATTCCCTTAATTTTAATATGGATCTTTCAACATCTTCTATAGATCCTCCATTCTCTAAAATGACTCTACCTAAATTTTTTGCAGATTCTCTGATTATTTCGAATCTCTTTGGATCTATCTCTTTTGGATTGTGGTAAGTAAATATTTTTTCTATAAATTTATCATTCATATTAAACCTCGCAATATGGGCAATACCACTTAAAGCATTCTTTGCCGATTATTTGATTCTTGTAATTATCACACTTTTCACATTTAGGAATCTCAATCTCATTTCCTTCTGAGTCATTTAAAGTTACCATGCCTGGCCCAGCAAATCTCACTGGATGAGAAGTTCCCCATTCCTCCTGTAATCCTAAAGGTCTATAAACAAAACCTGTATCAATTCCAAATTTATCATCTGACATATTCCTCCTTAAAATGCGCCCTGCTTTTTTAAGGCTTTGCCTGGGCGCGATGCAGCCAAGGGAGGCCTTGGACTTACTTAAAAAGAATCGGCTTTCTGTGAAGTTTTGTCGCCCTATGCACTTCTCCCTTTCGAGGAGCTTCCGGTATCGTTTTGTCTTCATCCGCAGCGCTGTGATGCGCCTGCCGATTCTAACTCTATTTAAATGAATGGCGATCAGGTTACACCCATTATGGTTTATCCCTACTACCATTCAAAATTATTTATTCATCATCTTTTCGCGCGTATATGGACGCTTTGCAAGAGAAGAATCATCATGACGATCAATCTTTTCTCTTACTTTCTCATAAGAATTAGATGCCCCAGCAGGAGGCTTTGGGTCAACATTTTCTTTAATCTTGATGAAGTCATTGCCTTTATTTCCTTTGCCTTCACCGCCCATTGACGTATTTTTGTGGCTATGTCCCATATATCCTCTTATTTTTTTGATTCTTTAATTTCTAACCTGTCTAAAAGTTCTTCTACAAGATTATGAATCTCTATGTATGTTAATCTTGTAGGTCTTGGATGATCGTACATTGAAAAACCTGATCCACAACATGAATTAGTATAACCTTTCCAAATCGAATAAATCTCATCATCTTTCATTTCTTTCCATTTTCTCATGACATCCTCACTTTGTGGCCGCTGTTTCAGCGGGTTTTTTTTGTTCAGTCTGTATATCATGAATCAATCTAACTATTTTCTCAAAATTGTCAACATCTACCGTCTCTAATTCTTTGGCAGCTTTTACAGTGTCAAGTGTAGCAGATGCTTTCTCGTGTTCGGCTTTATTGTGAGCTGTCATAATTTGGAATTGTTCAAGGTGTCCTTTCTGTATTCTTTCTTCAGCAAGCGCTCTATCACTCATAGCTTTTGATTGTAGGGATTCATTAACGATCTTCTGATTCTCCATCTGAAGCTGTGCCATCTGTTCTTGCTGCTTGGCTTGCTGCTGCTGCTGTTCCTGCATCGCCTTAACCATCTTGTCCTTATCTTGAATAGTAAGATCAGATATAAGCATATCCACAGGTATGGGTAGACCATCTTTCCACATGGTATATTTCTGCAGGAAGGCGAGTTGTTTTGTGGTAGATGTGAGAGGAGCATCTGTTACTACAGCATCGTATTTCTGAAAGGACTTATCTCTAAATTCATTTGTTGGCTCTTCCTGAATCATCTTGCGTATCTTGCCAAGAGTATAGTTCTTCTGAATAAGCGCCCAATGTAGACGGCCTGCATTTCTTTGGGATAGATCAAGATTATCAAAAAGCTCTTGTAAGGTTGTAAGCGCAGCTCCTTGACGTAACTGTTCGGTGATACCAACATCTGAATCTTCCGCTTGGCCCAAAAGCTCAGGTGTGACGCCAGCGTTTGTTTGTATGTCCTCCTTAAGAAATTGGGTAGCCTGATAATTCGCAGGATCAATGTGAGCTCCTGGCTTGTCAACGACCGCATTAATTCTTCCTTTCTTTAAGAATCTAACCTTACCTGGTCCAACTTTAAAAGCATCGTCGTCACTTATTAAAGCGTCTTCCTCGACATCTACTCCACTAAATTGAGCAGCTAATAAATCTAATTCTAATTGCTTCCGGTAATTATAAAGGTATTGGGAATCTTTAATATTTCTAATAATTCCTTGATAGCGGTAGCTATAGTTATTATTTGACAAATCGTGGTATCCCACGAACGGGGTGAACGGGTAGAAATCCACTGAAAGGGGGTTAGGACCATTATAGAAACACACATTGTTAACGATGATCGCTAGGTGTACAGTAGGAACCTTTTCTTTGACAATAACTATTTGAGGAAATTTGAATTTAAGCTCTGAAAGTTCTTCCTTAGATCCTTCAAATTCTATGCTCTCGTATGTCTCAGGATCGACTAAGAATGTACCCATTCTTTCTGATTGATACCAATATTCATCATAGGCTAGGAAACCTTTACGCCTTATATTGTATTGTTGAGGCATAAATGTAAATTTCGTGTCGAAATAAGCTTGATCGTTGAGCATGTCAATTTCTTTCTCACGCCCAGGCAATAACTCTTTAACTTGTGCTTTATGAAGATATTTTCTAGTGCGTATAAACTGGCAGTCATCCAATGACATTTCTCTCCAAAACGCATCCATCATCACCATGTCGGCACTGAATCCCTCTGTACGCAGGTCTCCGCAAATTGGATCTCTTCTATAGTCAATCCAGGAATGAAGCAAAGACAATCCCGTTATTCCAGCCGCCTCTTTGAAGCACCAGCTTATCTTGTTATATGTGTCATCATTATAATAGGCTGATTGGACTGCCTTAGTCGCCTGGCTTGCAGTCAGATCACTGCTACCATGCACAGGAACCATTTGAGTAGCTTTTCGATGTTGTCTTTGTCTACCGCAAACCATGTTAACAACGGGCATTGACACGTTAAAAATGTATTTTTGGTGATCATAATTCAAACCGGAATATAGGTTTAAATATCGCTGATCTCCGAGATAGATCTTTCGATCAATGAGCTGTTCCCAGAAATATAGCTGCCATGCCGAAAGATTCATCTGGTATCTTTCATCGGCTTCTGCGACTATGTCGCGATCATTGTCTACATAGTGGGTTTGGTACAAATTTGGAAGCGTTTGGGAACGCTCAAGCATGCCGCTGGTCATGGATCACCTCATAAAAATATCTTTATACTATTTTTATGAGGTTTGCAAGATTAATTAAAGGTGCTGTTTATCCTATTTAGGCGCCCCCTTTGATTCAAATAATTTTACATTCTCTTTTATTTGAAATATAGCTTTTTCAATACATAATTCCCTAAGTTCATCAGGAAAACATACATATAACATCTTTGCTAGTGAAATTAACAATATATTTAATACAATGTTTGTTTGTGAATATTTGCAGTCATGGATTTTAGAGTTATATAGATAATTAATAGTTTTATCTGATAAATCCATGATTTTCTTGTTGTATTCTTCATCTAAATTTTCATTTATAACCATGACGATTTCTCATTTCCTTTACTTTGTCGGGTGTCAAATACTTGCCTCCCACGTATCCAAGATCAAGAGCAGTCGCCAAATAGCGAAAGCTATCAGCAGCATGGCTAGCAGAGTCGTGGAGAGGACAATTGCGATAGGAACCAATTCGCTCATTCCATTCTTTTTTGTAGGCTTCAAGATGTTTTACTCCTTTTGAGCATTTTGATTCATCAAAATAGCAACGGCCCAGCATAGAACGCACGCTTTGAATGCCATTGAATATGTCTGATTCCTTATGTGTAAGGACATGTATTTTACCAGACATCAAACTTTGAAATATGTCTTTCCAAGATGTAACTGTAGCAGCATTCGCGTTTTCTGCATCATGCGGCAATATGTGTGTACCGTATGTATAAGATTTACTTTTCAGTATGTCAACATAGAATTTTGCACCCTCATTACAATTTTCGTAATAATCTATGATCTGAATTTGTCCTCCAGTGCCAAGTTGAAAAAACCAAATCGCCGTATGATCATCAAAGCCAATATCGAAACTTGTGTGAACCTGAGAGCATTCTTGATAGGGAACTTTTGTGATGTGACCGTCTGCACGCAATTTAGAGATTTGTTTGCCATAATACAATCCATCATTAGAAGTTTCAAATGCCTCGGCAGGAGTGCTAGGATATTCTTGTTTCATTGAATCGCCGTTCTTTCGGCTCATTAGCTCGTACCAGCGGCGTTGATCGAAATTTATCACAGTATTGCACTCCTTTTCGACTCCATCAAGGTAATCATTGATTTCTTGAGTAATTACAATCGATTCGTCAGGTTCTGCATATGTAGGCTCACGCCACCAAGTCAAGAAAAAAAACTTCATTTGCATTTGGGAAAGCTTTTTCTTTTCAAGGGCTAATCGTTCGGCTTCTTTGGAGAAATCGTAAAAGTATCCTTCTCTACCTTCCGCAGTAGATTCGACAATAGAGATCTGATCTCTACTAACTGTGTTGAGAGAACCTGTAACGATCTCCTTTGCAACATCTGGAGATTTTGCGCAGATCTTTCCAAACTCAGAAATAAGGAGTCTCTGGTAAGTTCCGGAACGGAATCCAGTAGAGACTCGATAGCTGCTTCCATTTTTAAAAGTGAGTTCGCCAACTCTGTCGTTTGTTGCAGAGTTAAATACTCTTGTCCATTCTGGCATTCTGTCATATGCGAATTTAACCTTTTTTTTGAATATGTCTTCAGCGTCTTCTTTGCGATGTGCGATGATTCCTGCGAACGTATTTTTGTACCAAAAGCAATCATCAAGAAAATACATCGCAAAGAATGTTGTACAACCTAGCTGACGGGCTTTTAAGATTAGCATTTGATACCAAAAACCATCAAATAGCTCAGATTGTGCCCAATTTAGGTTAAATTTTACCTGCTGTCCGTTTTTATCTGTGATGTAATATAGGTTTTGAAGTCTCCATTTCTTATCTGAGAGCTGTTCAAGCGTTGGAATTTGATCTTTCACGAGAATTTCTGTATCCAATAAAATATTCCGTTAAAATTTCCGCACTTGTTGAACCTTTCCTAGATGAAATTGTCATATTTAAAAAACATTCTTTAGAAAATCTGAAAGATGAAAATTTGTCTTTGTCTTTGAATTTCCATCCATTTTGTGACCACCATGATTCTGCTAATTCATTTCTAAGAAACATAATTTCTTTATTCATTTCTTCCATTTCATGAGAAATAAGAGGTATTTCTTTTTCAATTATCTCTTCCATATCCACTCCTTAATCAACTTAAGAAAATCAAATAAGACGAAATCATCAATGCCCAAACAAACAAGAACACAAGAAAAAAATATGTCATATAATATCTTCATTTTTCTTTATAGAGTTTTTTTTGCTTTCGACGTTATCAAATATTTTATTCAATATTTCCATTGAATCAGAATTTCGTGTTTCAGTCTCTTTTTGCTTCAAATCAAGTTCGTACTGCTTGATTTCTGGATCGTATACGCCGGCATATTTACGGACCATTGCATCGTGTATGAGACCTTTGATCGCGAGTTCTTCTCTACGAGCTCCGACTATTGTGAGAGCAAGCTTTTTAGCATCATCAAAGACTGAGTTTCTCTTCGACCAATACATTGCGTGCCATGAGTGATACCCCCTTTCTCCGTAATGTTTACCAAGAACAAGAGATTCAGGATTTTTTGCGTATTGAATTAGAAGAGTTGCTTCTTCTTCAATTTTTTCATCTGTCCAGATAATAGGACGACCGCCGGTTTCGCAGCCTGGATACGGTTCGTGACCTTTTGGAGGAGCCATGTTTTACCTTTTTCTTTTTTCTACAATAATTTTCACTATATATGCAATCAAAACTCTTTTCCAGATTGATTACAATTAATGTCTTATATGCTGCAGTCTGCAAGCGTTCCGTCTAACTTATTTTTTTGTGTATAAAATACCCAAAATCTTTTCACCCAACTCTCTTTTAGCCCTTTCTTCCGCCATCCAAGTTTCAGGGTTGGATATGTTCCCTTTCACACTAAGAACATGTTTCATCATGAGAATAGCATCTATAACACTTTGTGCGTCATCATCTCTCATATCTTTTTCTAAGATCACCGTTAATGCATAGTATCTATCTGTCATTTTGCCTCTTGGTCTTTTTTCCATTTCTTAGCATCTTCCCACCAAAGAAAGATGAAATACAATTCACCTTTAGGATGATAGTTCCAAATTTCTTCCCAGGTTTTATGAATGCCTTTTGATTTCCAATGCTCGGAAATAAGCTCGCACATTTCTTTTCCAGTCATTGGTCCTCTTGGTCTTCTGTTCTTCGCATAGCGTCTAATATTAAATCAGCTCTTTCAGCATTCCAATTTATACGCATCTCTAACCAATCCTTTAGGCTCACATCTCCTATAGGATCGAATGGAGGAGGTTCGCATCTTCTATTGCAATTTCTGCAGAAACCATAAATCACAAAGAATTTTGGATCGCAGTAGTTACACCACATGTATCATTTTCCCTCTTTGTCTTTTTGATATCCTACTAGGAATATTTGTTCTTCATCTGGTCTCCTCCATCTATTTCTGAGATATAAAACGGAAACATTTTTTTTGTAAGGGAGTTTTCCCAATATCTCCCAATTTTTCATATCAATCTCATTGGATTGTCTATCAATAACTATTGACATAATGTTTTATTTTAAAGTTTTTGGTTTGGTCTGATAATTTTTAATTTATTTCCATATTTTCGATTTGTCAGGAGGATCAGGTAAATTTCTCCACGCATAAACTCGATGCCATCTTTCATCAAATGATAGATCTTTCGATTTTCGTATTATGGTATCTGTATCATTTGAACGTATATATTCTTCCTGATAATCAAACCATTCGATCCTTTGCTCAAATTCAGCATCTTCAGAAATAAATACATAAACAAGATAAGGACCCTGTTTTTTTGGCAGTTCATCCTTGCAGAATTTCCACGTCATTTTCCCTCTTGGTCTTTTTGTATACCTTTAAATGTAAAATCATCTACCTTTGCTTGATAGCATTCTTCGCACCACCAATGCATAGTCTCTTTTAATTCTCCTGTAGTCAAATCAATTTTTTTTATGTGATACAAAAGTTTTGATTTATTGCAATTTTCGCAATATCCTGCTTTGCGACTCATTTTCCTTCTCTGTCTTTCAATTCTTTTTTCGATCCCCATTTCATATCCAAAATAAAAAAACCTAAAGGAAATTGAAATGTTTCATCAAAATAAGCCTGTCTAAAGTCCAATCTAAAAAACTCACACTCTACTTTATGAATTTGGTTAGTCTCTTTCATACAATATAGCAATCTTTCGATCATTTTCGATAGTTCCGGTATGTTTCCATAAATTGATTCTGCTATTCCTATTTTCTTTCCGAATGCAAATTGTGGTTGTTTTTCTTCAGTCATACTTTATCCAAATCTTGTAAGTTCCAGGTCTAATATTGCTTTCATAGTCATGAGTTTCTTTCTGCATTCCATTGGATAAAATGAACCAAAACCTCTTAATGACCTGGTTTTTTCTAAAAGCAGATCTATATACTTCATAGATTCATCGATCAACACTAGGGTCTCTTGGATGTTTTCATAAGTTAGTCCAGAAACATCAATATTTTGTTGAGCATCTGACTTTAGGTGATCCCAAACTTTTTCAGCGATTCCATTCATAAATTCATTCATTTCATTTTCCATTTGACACAATCTCCGAATTTAAACAAATAACTTTGGTCTGATAACTTCAATTATGTTGCATTGTACCCCAGTTCAAACCTACGTATAAACATGCAGTGATCCCCAGAATATACCAGCAACGCATTTTGCCCGCTAGCATAGTTATAAAGGCACCGATGCCCTCACCTATAAGCATGAACCGTATAGGAAGCTCTAAAAATCGCACTTTTTATCACTCAATTTATTTATTAACACGTCCAGTTTTTCTATAGTGCTATCGTATATATCTGGAGGCAGTTCATCTATTCGAAATACACCTCCCTTTGCTAGTATTTGTGCTCTCTTACATAACCTTATACATATTTCCGTCTCTTCTTCATTCAGCTCTATTTTCATCGCATTTTTCTCCATATTCAATATAACATCGCAAGGCGACTTGTAATTTTACCATTGCTGAATAGGCAGGATCACCATAATTCAGATATCCTTCAGATTCACATTGATCAAGGTTGCTTAAAAGATCTTTAATCTCTTCTTCAGTCAGCTCAATTTTCATATACTTTTCTCATCGAGTCTTTATAAGAATCAATCAATAGACATAAAGCAGAATTTGCAACCCCTTCGCCCTGCTCTTCGACGATAGAAAGATACCATTCTGGAATACTGAGAATTTTGTCACCTTTTAGAATATATCCTTCCATAAAGCATTTTTCTGCATAAGTCAGCTCGATTTTCATAAACCACCCACGTTCCAGTTTCGTTTTATCATGTGATGCTGTATTTCTTGATCGTGAATCTTATCTATTACCCAAAGCCCCTCTTTCTTCTTTAGATCTATGATGTCTCCTTCCATATCGTCAGTCACTCCGTCTATGAAGGTTACGAGCTTCTCGCCTGTCCTGACTAGATTTGGTATACCTTTCTTGCGCTCGACTCGTTCTAATTCACACTGTCTCATTTGATCCTCCTTTTTCTACCATTGCTAATTCTATACGCTCTAGCAGACTATCCGTAAAAATGATCATGCGTCTTTCTGTAATGAAAGCACTTTGCAAAAGACCCTGTTCAGCCTCTCGATATATTGTAGATTTTGATCCATATATTCCTAGAGAGACTAACTGTTTTGGTGTATAAAATACTTTATTCAGAATTGATTTTAAATAACTAATTCTTTCTTCTATTTCTAGTGTATTCATAATTAACCCATTGAATTTGAATTCTTATCAAGACTTTAATTTACTTTTGTTTAATTTTTTATTGCTATAATATAATAGCATTTTAAAAAAGGTATTATTTATGCAATTAGATTTTTTGGAAGAGGTATCAGAGTACAAGCACTATTCCTCGCAAGTTAAAGAATTGATTGATATGACTCATAAGCTCCGTAAGAGTTTTTTCGCTCAGATGAATGATCATGACAAAATACTCGTTAAACTACAAGATCAAATTGATTATTTGCATCAACGTCAAGCTGAAATCCAGCTTGTTCAAATAAAATGAGAATTTTGGCTCCATATAGTGAACTTTTTTGTTGATTGTAGTACCACTTTATTTTTTTATTAGAGTCTGCACGTCCTGGGCGAAAGTCTCCAGTGATTTCTGCTGCGATATAATCTTTCAAATATTTAAAAGACATAGGCAGATTATCATCGGGGTCGAGTAGCCCAGGAGCGAGGCGTGTAAGCTTTACTTCGCATGGAAGAGAAATCTTGTAAGAAAGTAAGGCTGTGCGGATCCACGCTTTTTGATTATCATGACGTTTCTTCGATTCTGTCCAGTGTTCGCGCGTATTTGCTTCTGAGGCTAGGTAAACCGGGAGGATGAGATAGATGCCGCCGAAAATTTCCTGGTTGAAGTAGGGCATGTATTTGCGGATTTTCTTAGGCTTTTTGAGTTTGACTGGCTTTTTTATGTTGAATGGCACAAAGCCTCCTAATTTTGAATTGGTTGATTTTTTTCACCTATCAAGGGCTACACACTACCCTATATGCGTTGATCGATTGGCGCCATGTCTCTGTTAGAAATTAAGCCATTCTTAGAAATCAATTACCCTTCTATCTGGATGGCTCCATTTTTTCACAATTCCAGAAGCAACTCTACTTAAAAAAGCATCTCCAAACATTTCACGAATCTCTTTTGCGTTTCTATTTGTAGTGACAATTGTTCCAAGTTTTTCTTTATTTCTCCAACGATAATCAATCAAAGAATAAAGAAAATCCAAAAAAGCATCTGTCGGCTTTCTTGTTCCTAAATCATCTATTATCAGTAATTTAACATTTTTATATGTGTCAGTAAAGTATGCTTTATCGTCAGGATTAGAATTAATTTTTATATTTAAGTCAGCTTGGTTTATGAATATAGCTTTATCAGAGTCATAATAAGGCAATCGCAAATGGGTATTCAGGTTAAAAATCGCTTCTGCTGCATATGATTTTCCAGAGCCATTTGTCCCAGAAAAAATAATAAAACCTTTTGGATTGTTTGCATACTCAAGTAATTCTTTTTTATCATCTTCCGATTGATTCATATGATCGAAGGATGGATGCATTAAAACCTCCCTTCATGAATGCTACTTACAGCGTTTCCGTTTGCATCTTTTGTTCGTCTATCGATAGAGAAATTTTGAAATGGAATTGTTTTTGATGCCGATTTGTTAATAGCACTCTCATTAGCTCTTGAGAGCCAATTTGTTATAAATTTTCGCCAAAGTTTTTTAGATCTAGATTTTTGTTCGTTCGAAAGACACCACTCTGTCATTCGCAGGATTTCTGTTTCGATGGAAATGGCGGGGTAAAGTTCTTTCCATGTAGAAAGATCGGAGAAAGAAATGTTTTCGAATCGACGGTTTTCAAAAGAGAAAAAAATAACATCATTTTTGCGAAGCGGCGTAGCCGGCTGAGCAATATTTTGTTCTTCTTTTTCCTTCTTATTCTTTCTTATTCCTTCTTGTTCGTGGTTAGGCAGTGGTTGGGCAGTGGTTAGGCAGTGGTTGTTTCGGTGGTTATGTGTTTCGATATTTATATCCCAAACCCTTGAATCTAATAGTTTTACTAATGTACCTTCAGTGGTTGATCCAGTGGTTGATTTTTTGCGATTTCTGTTAGTTTCGATAATTTGAAGAAATCTTTTTACAACTAAAACCTTCAAAGCTGTACGATAATTTTGCCTGCTTAATCCCATGTTTTCCCAATCACCTATCTTTGCCATACCTGGCTCTAATCCATCGGAATGACCTAAAAATCGTCTAGCTCTACGGGCTATAAAATATAGAAGAATAAATGCATTTGGATGTTTGATGGCTAAATCATCAGATTCTGCAGCTTCATTATCTAGATTGAGTTGTAAAAATCGTTCAGCCATTAATTTTCTCCGCAAAGGTATTGCGAAGAAATCCGGGAAATAGTAGAATGGGGGTATCACGCTCCCAATGGAGATCCTCCCAGATCTCTTCAGTTAAACAACCTCGATTTGCTGTCGAGGTTGTTTCGTTTTCTAATATATCAAAAAAGCAGGATTCTACTCCATAAAAATTCATAGATATGCTACGAAGCTTCTATCGAGTCAAATTCCTCCTCATCGAAATCAACTAATTCTATATCATAAATTTGACCTTTTTTTTCTTTGACGGATAAAATGCCTAGAGATACAAGAAACATCAAGTTATTTTTGAATACAGTCGGAGACATGAAAAATGAATCCATTATTTCCGAGCGATTTACTCTAATTTCTTGATCTTCTTCTCGTGCTTGCCAGAGCAAAATATAAGTCCAAGCAGCTCTTGGGCATTGTCTGAGCACAGAAATGAAATAAGGGTAAGGAGGAAAATCTTCATACGAATGCATATTTTACCTTGTTTAAAATGTTAGACAAGGGTATGCTACACTCGTCTTTTCTAGTGTCCATCCCTTGGAGTCGATATTCTAGCGTATATCGGCTCCTTTTATTCTAAATTTTAATTTTTTATCAATTTATTTCTGTTTTCTTGGGATTCGTCAGCTCTAAAACTGTTACCTCTCCCGCTGTAGCTTCTTGAATAGTTCTAGCCAGTCTTACAGATGCGTAGGATTGTCCTCGTATCAACTTCTCAATGTGTTCCCTAGAGTATCCAATTTCCCGTGCAAATCTGGAAATTTTCATGTTTTTCCTAAAAAGATATTCACGCAAATCCATTTTAGTCTCCTTTTTTTTAAGACCCTAGCACACAGTCGATTTTTTCTCAAGCGATAAAAAAAACACAAAAGAGAAAAAAAACGCTTGCGTGAAAATATACTCTTTTTGTATAGTGATGGTACAAAAGCAAAAACGCCCAAAGGCAAGGAGAAAAAAATGAAAAGCTTAATAGGAAATACTTATCCACATAAAGAAGTAATAAAACAAAAGGGCGGAAAATGGAATGCAAATTCTTGCTCTTGGATGGTTCCAGACGATGTTTATGAAGAACTTGAAAAATTATGCTCACAACAAAATAACAGCAAAACTAAGTTAAAAAATTTCAGTCACTATTTTGAATGCGATGATTGTGGCGACCGAGTTTGCGCAGGAACTCAATGTTGGGAAACAGGGTTAACTCACTAACAAAGGAAAAATCATGAAAAAATTGATCAATCAAATAGCAGTAGAAAATTTTCTTGCATCTTTAGACCTACAAGATGATATCTACATTCATTATACAAACGCGCGCTTAGATGCGAGACAATATAAATGGAACATGCCCACTCTGAACGCTATCTTACGTGGCATTTGCAGATTGTATCACAAAATATAGGAGAGATTATGGACGAACTAGAAAAAATAAAAGAGCAAATAAAAAATTTAGGGGAAAGACTTATGTCTTTCTCCATTTCTGACAAAAATTTTAACAATTCGATATCGATTAATCTTGAAAAAATGAGTTACGATTTAAGCAGAATGTGCAGTGAAATTACACAAATAAAAGAATATTTTTAATATAGGGGATGAAACATGAGTAAAGACTTAGTAATAGCAGATTTTCAGAGCCAACTTGCAGAGCTGGACAAAATCCAGGAAACTTGCAAGAAGCTCTTGCAGACAAAACATTATATGGCCTTGGGAGAAGTGGGCATACATGCGATAATGGCCAGGGCCAAGGCCTTGGGGATTCATCCATTTGAGGCTTTAAACGGCGGATTTCACTGCATCAATGGCAAAGTTGGTATGAGTACAGAAATGATGTCGGCGCTTGTGAGAAAGAAGGGCCATTCTGTACAGAAAGACGCGAAATCGAATAATGAGATCTGCATACTTCATGGCAAACGCGCGGATAATGGTGATCAAATGACTGTAAAATTTGACAAAGAAGACGCCATAGCTGCCGGACTGTGGGGCGCTGCGACATGGAAGAAGTATCCTGGCGTGATGCTATATAATCGCGCTATGTCTATGCTATTTCGACAACTTTTTTCTGATCTTAGCTTGGGAGCTGGGTACGTAGAGGATGAGCTTAAAGAGATCACAAGGACAGGGGAGTATAAAAATGAAATTGATGTGAAAGTTGAAGAAATTCAAGTTAATGAAGAAAAAACAGAGAAAAAACAAGAGAAAATTGAACTTTCAGGAGAAAAAATCTCGCATGAGCAATTTTTATTTCTAAAAAACACTATAGGAACAGATAAAGGGTTTGAAGATAGACTTGTCAAATACCTGAAAAGCATAAATATTGAAGCAATTCAAAATCTTCCTATCGAATATTACGATCGTTATCTTAGCTGGGCCTTGAAGAATCGTGAAGAAAACAAGAAAGATGAGGAGGTAGAGAATGCCGTTGCTTAACCTGAGACAAAATACGCCTGAATGGTCCGCATACAGGAAGGGAAAGATAGGGGCTTCATTAGCCCCTGTCATCATGAATGTATCGCCTTGGCAGACTCCATATCAACTATGGGAGGAGATGCTAGAGATCCGACCGCCTAAAGCACAGAATGCAGCCATGAGACGCGGCCTTGATCTTGAACAAAGAGCCAGAAATCTTTTCGAGATAGAAACGGGTATTTCTGTATCGGATGCCGTATATGAGCATGATGCTGTAGATTGGTTGTTTGCCTCTTTTGATGGATTATCGGAGAATGGAGAAATTGCAGTAGAAATAAAATGGACAAAAAAAGAATTTCACGATCTTGCATGTAATGGAAAAGTTCCTGAGTGTTATTATCCACAACTGCAACATCAAATGAATGTGAAATCTTTAAATAAAATTTACTACTCAAGTAATTATTTTATTGATGAAATCAATATTTCTCAAATTAATTTGAATGTACCAAGAGACCAATCATACATCGACCAACTGATGGATAAGGAGACTAAGTTCATCAAGCGCGTGCGCACTTTCGATCCCCCTCCTATGACGGAAAGAGACATTGAGGTTCGTGAGGATTTTGACTGGCACTATGCATCAGATCTATACAAGGATTTGATTCGATATCAAAAAGAATTAGAGGGAAGAATAGAAAAAGCTAAAAATAATTTGATCGATCTATCGAAAAATCAAAATTGCAAGGGAAATTCAATCTCTCTTACAAAAGTAGCTCGTAAGGGCAATCTAGACTATTCTCAGATACCAGAACTTAGACAAATTGATCTTGAAAAGTATCGTAAGCCTGTGTCATCGTACTGGAAAATTTCAATAAATGGAGATGAATAATGAACATACACGATTATACTCAAATTCCTGATTATATGATGGAGTCAATCAACGAATATGTTAAAAATGGATGCCCTATGGGACACTTTTTAACTGCTGTATTTTCAAACGATCTTTTTAAATCTTTTGGAAGGGCAGATGAACAAAACACTTTCTTACTTCCTGTTTATGTAAGTTATATTTATAATGAATGTCCTCTAGGATGTCATGGAAGCATGGAAATTGTGGAAAATTGGATAAAAAAAAGGACCGAGAGATTAGAGCCTCTCGGTCCAGATAAACAATAAAAATATGAAGAAACTATGCATTTCGAGTCATATCATTGACACATATTTTTTCCAATACAAAAATTCCGAAGTCGATCTCTTCAGCATAAAAGCTGAAGAGGTCTTCGGTCAATGCAAGGAGGACATTGAATCTAGCACTTTCCGCGCATGGCTTTCTTGCCTTTCTCTACGTACTTATCGCGCTTTTCATCTTTTGCAAGGACTTTTTTAGTGTCTTTCTCAAGAGATTTTTCTTTTTTGATTAATTTTTTGTAAGCCTTGTCCATTATCTTTTACCTTTGCGAGACATTCCAGCCTCACTCATCGCGATTGCTTGCGCTTGTTTTCTGTCCTGGACCACAGGGCCCTTTTTAGAACCACTATGAAGCTTTCCCTCTGAATATTCCCCCATCACCTTCCTCACCTTCTTTTTTCCTTTTCCATGTTTCTCTTTGGACATTATTTTTTCTCCATTTCGTTTAGATCGATTGACATCGATAGATTCTTTCCACTGTCAATTACTTCTTTTGAAATCGATACGTCAATAGAATTGTTTGTGGCCATATCATCTACGCTCTGATATAGTTGTGGAAGTGTCGTGCATGAACTAAGAAATACTAGACTTATCAGAAATAATCTTTTCATTTTCTTCCTTGGGCTTTTCGTTTGTTAAAATGCTACTTACACATCCCTTGGTTCCGGAGTGATCGAATTGAATAAGCGGATCCACCCAGAGTTCAAAACTCGATTCTCTGGCGCGCTTACAAAAAATATAGTCCTCTCCCCAAAATTCCCCATCTATGATTTCAGTATTGAAAAGACATGTGCCATTTTCATTTTTATGAGTAGGGCTTTTGGGTTCAAAATAAAGATGTGAAAAATGTGCTGTCATTCGTTCCAAAACAATTCTTTTCATTAACATGAATCCCGCTGGAACATAATTCATTTTCAAAAGATTTTTGCTTTCATGTTTTACGATTGCCTTATCTTCTGAATATACGGGCCTGAAAAGAAATGTAGTCTCCCCTCTGGCTGGATACAGTCCAGCTACAAAATCGACATCGTGGTCTAACATTGCTTTAACAGCTACGGGAGGCCATCCTAAATCCGAGTCTATGCAAAGCATATGCGTACAATCTGAAGCTAAGAATTGCTTGTTTAGTCGATTTCTCTCGGCTACAAGTAGAGAACCGCTGGAATTCATATTGATCTGGACATCGATTCCCTGACTTCTGAGAAGGGAACAGGTATCGGCCAATGCAATTGCATACTGGACATGGACACGACCGTCAAACGCTGGCGTAGCAATAAATACTTTCATCAAAAACCTCCTTGTTAAAGCGCCTTTATATAAAGAGATCGTTGAAAATTGGAAGTATATTCTAGCGTCAACTGTCCGTTAATGGCAGCATCTGTCGGAACAACAAACTGAGTAGCAGGATTATATGCATAGTTTGTATTTGACGTTTCTATTGCGCCTCCTTGCGTCCCGGCAACAAAAATTGTCGACCCCTGAGTCAATGCTTGAATTGTTGATGTAGTAGCTCCAGGAGCTGAATTCCATAATGTGCCGTTAGTTGAGGTCAAGATAATTCCAGCTAGTCCTCCGGCGACATATATTGAATTTCCGTATGTCAAAGCATTAAGAGTAGTTTTCGTTGTACTATTTTGTGCTGTAAATATTTTTCCATCTGTGCTAGTTCCTACAATTCCATTTTGTCCAGCATATATGAATTCCGATCCATAAATAATTGAAAGTATTTGAGACGCTGTATTTGAACCTTGATTTTGTACCCACGAAATAGCATTTGTGCTAGTTAAAACAAAACTACTTCCTACTGCATAGTAAGTAGAATTTTCATATATAAGTCCTGAAATTGATGTCCCAGTTCCAGAGCTGACAGCAGTCCAGGTAATCGCATCTGTAGAATATCCCATTCCACCGTTTACTGTTCCATAAACATAAACAGTACCATAAGTAAGAGCTGAAATGTTGCTTACAGTGTTACTTGTAGCAGTCGTCCAAGTCGTACCATCAGTACTTGTGATGAGAGCGCCTGCTACTCCTGCTGCTACATAAACAGTACCATAAGTTAAAGCATCTAAATTTGAAGTTGTATGAGAGGTTCTAGCTGTCCACGTTATCGCATCAGTGCTACTTCCAACTACACCCCCAGCTCCTGCATATACATAGACAGTACCATAAGTTAATGATAAAATGTTTGAAGAGGTATTTGAGGTGCGAGCTGTCCATGTGGTCCCGTCTGTACTGGTTCCTAGGCCGCCTCCACTTGTTCCATATACATGCACTGTACCATAGGTTAAAGAATTTACTTGAGATGTTGTGTTTGAGGTTCTAGCTGTCCACGTAACGGCATTAGTTGAAGATTCTATTAATCCACCAGTCCCCCCCACAACATAAGCAGTCCCGTAAACACTTCCTAGTAAATTGCTGGTTGACCCACTCGCTTGCGCTTGCCAACTTAATCCATCCGTTGATGTAGCAATATATCCAGAACTGGACACACCTACAAATAATCCATTTCCAAAACTTATAGGATTCCCTCCACTTCCTCCAATAAAAGGAGTTCTTGTAAACCAAGTGGTAGCGTCTGTTGAAGTACAAACAACTCCTCCAATTCCAGCTGCTACATAAACTCCGTTTCCATAGGCTAAGCAATTTAAGTTATTAGTCGTTGGGCTTAGCCTCACCGTCCATGTGATAGCATCCGTAGAACTAGCTAATCCTCCACTTGATGTGCAATATGAATATACTGTTCCGTAGGTCAATCCTGTTATATTCGAAATCGTATTTGAAGTTCTGGCCGTCCATGTAATTCCATTTGTGGAAGTAGCTAAGGCTCCTCCGTTACCACCATAAACATATAAAGAATTTCCATAAGTAAGAGAAAGGATATTGCTCGATGTTCCACTAGTTTGAGAAACCCAACTTACCGAATTTGTACTTGTTAAAAGAACACCTCCATTTCCTGCGGCAATAAAAGAACTCCCGTATGTCAATGAAAAAATAGTAGCTGAGATTCCGCTATTCTGCAGAGTCCAGAAAGTCCCCCCAGGATCTAGTAAACCAAGTCTAGAATATAATGTGGGATATGTTACTTGAGAGTATGTTGCGCCATTGCAGAGTAGCCAGTTCTGAGATAAATATGCTCCTCCAGTAGCATTTGCAAAATACATCAAACCGCCAATAGGAACAGAATCAACATCATTATAAGCCATATTTATACCAAGTAAAATTGTGTTCCATTATAATAAATATCTACTGAACCGTAGTTATTATTTATAACGTAAGTCGACATTCCATCTATATTTACACCATTGCCATTTAGGGTAATGTTATTTGCTGCTGCATTTCCCGACTCATCTTTTATACGCCACTGTTGCCCGATTACTAATGCAGAATTTGGCATCGTCAAAGTCACTCCTCCTGAAAAATTAACTCCTATAATAAAATCTGTTGTAAGAACATTTGAAGAGGAAGATGTAACTTTTCTATATGTGTCTCCTGTAGTGGTAATGGTAATTGTATTTCCTGATCCACTTGTAAAAACATTACCTGATCCTAACACGTTTAATACATTTGTCACCGGAACAGCCGTTCCGGAATTGGTCACGAAACTTGTAGGAACTACAGGAGGTAAAATTCCCTGAGAAACTCGGAGCATCCCTGACTGACTCATATCACTCTCCTTTACCGTAGATAGCTACAGCATATATGGTATCAGATAACATTCCTGACGTTGATGTGGGAGCTATCAATTGTTTTATCCATAGTTGGGAACCCACTTCGTAACGGAACATTTCGTTTGAATCTTCATCGCTTGTGAGATCATATAATGTAAAAGTTTCGGCAAGAAGAGGGAAATTATCCGTAACACCATCGAATGAAAACATATACGTGCCATTCGAATCATTTATAAAATGAAGGACACGCATCGCGTGTCCAAACTTAGATCCAAATTTTACATATGATCCCGAAGTGCTCGCTATAGGAAGAGATCTTACAGCATCAAACCTGACTATATTGCTGGCCATTTTGTTCCTCTGGTTTTACTCCTTCAGGCACAGATTGAGCTGGCTGAGGAGGCTGATTTGATTGAACGATCATATTCACGATAAAAGATTTCATTTCATGCAGCACATCGTGTACTTCACCTAGTGGACACGAAGCCCCGGCAGGCAAATGCAATTGATAAGTATTTTCGCCTTTCGTTACTTCTAAAAGTCCTTGTTGTTTTAACATAATAAATCTCCTTTTTCGTTTTCTTTAATTTATAATCATCCACGAAACTACGCTAACATCAGTAGCCACGTTTGTATTTGCAACCGCTGTAGTAACAGCATTTATAACGAATGACACTCCGGCAGTAATTGTGCCAACAGATAACATACCTACAGGAGCAGCGCCCGTAGACCCTATTGACTGTCTAGAAAGGAAGATAAGAGAATTTGCTGTTACTGCTGACGTATCTACTGTAGCTGTTCCGGAAACAAGTGTTACGGAACCGAATGAATTTGCTCCGGCCGCTGTAGTAGTACCAACGTTAGCGCTTAAAATCTTATTTCCAGCTGTGACAAAGTTGAGGTTTCCTGTGACGTTTACGTTTCCTGTTCCTGCGCGCAAATTAACCGCTGAACTTGATGCAACGTGACCGATAGTCACTGATCCGGTTGTTAATGCTCCACCGATAGTCATCGATCCCGTGGTAATGCTTGTCCCTATGTTGATTATAGATGATGTGACACCGTCTAACAACATATCTGGTGAGCCGCCCGTACCCGTCAACAATTGAAGATTTGAAGCCCCAGTAATATTTCCGATTACTGTACTAGTGGCAGCAGCCCCAGATGCTATATTAACCGTTTGAGTTGTACCTGTTGAGGCTCCTGTTAAAATATTAACCGCGTATGTTCCGGCCGTTCCTACGCCAGTCATAATATTGAGTGTTTGAGATGCTCCAGGAGTTGCACCAGCGAGGATATCAACAATATTCGTGCCCGCAATTGAAGCAGCACTATTAATTAATACAGTTTGACCTGAAGCGCTTGTAGATCTACCAATGGTAATATTCCCAGTTCCTATAGCTCCTCCAAGTGTAATAGTTCCACTTGTCATGGCGTTACCAACTGTAACTGATCCAGTGGTTTGAGTGTTGCCAATGGTAATTATATTTGCTGCCGTGCCTCCTATAGCAATCGTTTTAACTCCTGTTGTTCCTGTTCCTATATTTAGAGTTGCCATGCCTGTTCCAGTGGCCAGGTTAAAGGTTTGACTTCCCCCCGATATATTTCCTGTGAAAAGATTGAACTGCGATACACCAGCCGATTGTGCCCCTGTCATGATATTCATGATGGTAGCAGCTGCCGGGGTCACACCTGTAAGGACGTTAACTGTAGTAGTCGCCGCGATTGAGGCTGCTAAAGCGATATCCACTACGCCGCCAGATGCTTGACCAATGGTTATTGCACCTGTCTGAGAAGTACCGCCGATTACTATTGTTCCAGTCGTAATACTATTACCAACCTGGAATTTAGAGCTTGTCACACCATCCGCTAGAAAATCAGGTGATCCACCTGTTCCGACTAGCAGCTGCATATTTGTTGTTGAAGTTTTATTACCAATAACAATTACGTTTGCATTTGTATCGTTACCAATTAATATACCTGTAGTGTTAGCATTACCAAGAATTTGCAATCCACTTGCACTTGTACCAGCATCAATTATAATAGCTCCTGACGCGCCAGAACCTCCAATAGTCGTTGTTCCTGCACCAGAAGCATTTATTGAAACGTTACCTAAAACTGTCAAAGCTCCGAGAGTTGCAAGTCCTGTGATTGTAACGCCTCCAGTTGTGTTACCAATCTCAACTGCACCGCTTCCACCCGTTCCAATCTGAGTTGTATCTGCGGTGCCTGTATTGATAGTAGTTGTACCTTCAAGATCAGTAGTTCCTGTGACTGATAAGTCACCATCATCTAAAGTTAAATTTCCTGACGCAATATCAACATTTCCTGCTGAAACAGAAAGCCCATCAGCAGCTGTCAATAAACCATCAACCGTAACCGCTCCTGGGAAAGTAATGTTTGAAGCTAGACTAAAAGCAAGAGAGTGAGTAGCAGCATCTCCAGTTACAACGATTTGTCCGGAAGTTCCTAGAAGTCTAATATTTCCACCTGCCCCAGGAAAAACAGTATTAGGCCCATCTGACAAACTGGCCACTCCACCAGCAGAACCAGCACTTAAAGCAACCCAATTTGGAATCCCTGATTGGTTACCAGATTGAATATAAAGATTTCCGCTTCCAGCAACACCGTTTACACTCTGATCTAGAGCCGATAACCAAAAGTAACCAGCAGCATAATTTGAATCTGTTGTATTGCTTGGATTTCTACCTGCAATAATCATAGGTACAACAGTTCCCCCCTGGGGAGCATCTCCATAGGTAAAGCTGCTAGGGATAAATGGACTTGTCATATAAAACCTCTTGTTAAGTTGACCGCAATATGACAATATCAAATTTAAATCTATATACTTTCGATTGACAATGTTCAACAATTTTCTACAAAGGTGAGCATGGATAAGGAGTTTTACTCGATAAAAGAGACAGCGGTGATTTTCGGAGTCCACGAAAATACGATCCGGAAAGCTCTGAAAAAGGGTTTTTTGATTGGGATACGCGTTGGTGATGGACAAAAAAGCCCTTATAGGATATCAAAGATGCAGATCAGTGCAATTCATTCTAGTATCATCAAAGATCTAGCAAGCAAGGTGAAAAAAGATGGAAAATGACAGAAGAATCCAATGGCAACCAATGATTGAGATGTTGATAGTTTTGGTTACAATTCTAGGTTCTACAATTCCTTTATACATGCATACAGACACGAAAATAGATGCTATGCACGAAGCAATGGAATATAATCTTATTGCTATTAGAGAAGAAATGAAAGACTTTCATGGAAGACTCTGCGCTATAGAGGAAAGGAATAAGAAGTAGTAAGGAATATGTTAAATGGTTTGGATCTTTTTAGCGGAATCGGAGGAATTTCAGTCGCACTTAAAGAATGGGTGCGACCAGTTGCCTATTGTGAAATCGACCCCTATTGCCAAGGTGTTCTTTTATCACGGATGGCCGAAGGAAGATTACCCAAGGCTCCTATCTCTGAAGACATACGTAGCATTACAGGATTGGACTTCTCGGGAAACATTCACATCATATATGGAGGATTCCCCTGTCAGGATATCTCTACTCTTGGAAATGGAAAAGGCTTGGCGGGAGAGCGAAGCGGATTATTTTTCGAGATCATGCGCTTGGCCAAAGAAATCAAGCCCGCGTTTCTATTCCTTGAAAATGTCTGTGCCATTACAAGGAGAGGTGGACCTTCCATTGCCCGAATCATTACCGAGATGGGGTATGATTGTCGATGGTGTGTTATATCCGCTGAAGGACTTATGGCGCCGCATAAAAGGGAAAGATGGTTTTTGCTTGCCCACTCCAACAGCAAGTCAAGCGGGGAAACCAATAAGAAAACCTTCACCCAGTCGAGAGAACAAGCTTCATGGTTACGACATTCAAGATCGAATTGGAGAGATGGATTCGGAAAGCATTGGAAAGAAAATAAATGTCCACCTTTTGGAATGGATGATGGGTTACAGTTTGAATTGGACAGAGCTAGAGCATTGGGCAATTCAGTTTGTCCTCAGCAAGCAAGAGAAGCTTTTAAAGTGTTAATGGGATTAAAATGAATTTTACTTGTAAAAAATGTGGATTTTATTTTAATCATACAAATTTAAAAGATATAGATTGTCCTATTTGTGATGGAAATTATTTAAAAATTGAAAAATATCATGAAAAAACTAGACTTGATAAATATAATAAAAAATCTATTAGAAATAGAACAAAAAGAACTTGAGATCGAACAATATAATTATTTTTCTCCAGAAATAATAATGTGGAGAAAACGTTTTTTAGAAGAAAAAAATATTTTTGATAAATCTATAATTAGCAATTTCATTTCAGTATTATCAGAAAATTTAATGAAAAATACTCCAGAAGAAGTTTTAGAAATTTATAATAAAAGTCATATAGATGATGTTTAATCACTTCTTTTTCTTGATAGCTTTCTTTGTCTTAGCTTCGTAGAAACTCATCAACTTAGCATCTTTCTCAAGTTGCTTTCTTTTTTCGCTTTTTTCTTTCTTCATTGAATTTTTTCTCTAGTTCTCTGAGTTCTTTTTTACCTTTCAATTCCATATAAGGATGCTCGTAGACAGCTTCTTCTTTTACGAACCAGTATTCCTTATTTGGATCGTCTTGTGTGCCTTCTTCTTGGGAATTTTTTACCAATTCTTCATAGTTTGCAGCACCTCTTGAATCTGATTTATCAGCATTCCATACGCCCCAGAAGCTCATTCCTGATGAAACCGGAAGTTGTGTACCTTCTTTGATTTTATTTACATAGTCCTCAGAAAGAGGCCGACCATCCTTGCGATAGTATAAATATCGGACAGGTTTCAGGCCAGCATTATATTTCACAGTAACATGACGACGATCAGAAGGCGTGTAAACTTCATTAAGAGGCGCGCTTCTTAAGTCTTCTGGAACATCTGCTAGATCGAAGTCAAATTTGGAATTCTTGACTTCTTCCGGCTCTCCCTCCAAATCCTCAATATCGACCTTATGGAGCTTGCCATCGACCTCAACCAGGGCTTTGTCGCCCCGGATCTCTCTGACTTCACCAACGCCCTGCGGAGAGGCTACAATTTCGTTTTTGGAGATTGGCTTGGTTTCCTGTTTTACTTCACCCGTTTCTTTGGGTACATCCAGTTTTTTGCCTTCGGATTCCAACATCTTTTGTTCTTGTGGCGCTGCTTGCTTTTCTTCGGCATAACGTCCTATCGCATCCTCTACAGTGCCGCCCGTTTCCTTCTCGATATCTTTAACCATTTGCGGAAAAAACTTCTTAAAGTATGCTGCTACCGTCTCCGCTCCATTACCGGACTTAATTAGATCATCTATCTTTTCTATCGCGTTATGCTTGTTAAATAACTGGGTAATGTTTGTTTTAGGTTGCTGCGGTTGTGGGGCTTGTGGTATATTTCCTGCAACTTGATTAACTGGAGGTTGTTGTGGTAATGCATTTGGTTGGTTGTTTTGCACCCCTGGCATTTGTTGGGTTTGTGGCGCTGCGCCAGGCTGCCCATGAACGGGATTTGGATTCGGCGCTGCGGGTGGGGGCTGCCCTGCTCCTGGCAACAATCCTTGTGCTATGCGCGGTATTGCCCTTGATAACGCATAAGTAGCAGCTGAACCCCCTAATGCTGCTAGACCATGCTTTGTTAACATCTCTTGGTTTCTATCTGTGGCCTTAAGGACTTCCTGCTGAGAAACACCTTTCGGAACTTCATTATCCATTGTTTTAGAAAGAAAACCTAAAACTTGCTCTGCCGTATGACCATTTCTTTGGGCTTGTCTTATTTTTGGAGTTAGAGAAGGAAAGGCTTTTGATAGAAACCCTATTAATTTTTGTGCAGAATATCCTAGAGCTAACCCTTGAGCAATTGGATTCATTATTTATTTCCTCTAATATATTGCATCCATCTTTTCCAGTCTGAAAAAACATCCGAAAGAGATTGTAAAGGAGCTTGAGTTTGTAGTTGTGTGATCTCGGCTCTTTGATTAGGTGATAATTTTACTGCGTTTTCACCCGTAGTGGCTTCTTGCATAGCATCGGCAATTTGTCTCCAGTCATAATCTTTTTCATTCCATATTTTATCTCTTAATCCTAGCAATGTTGTATCTGGATCTATGTTTTTCTTGAAAAAATCTACAAGCCTTTTATTCATCACTTCGATTCCACGAGGATCTTTTTTTAATGCTTCATTATAAGAAACAAAAGGGCCTTGTTTTTTTTTAGGAATTCCACTTGTAAATTCCATGCCCTCGCCGAATTCTTCTTTAGGAAAAATACCTTTAGGAAGTTTTTCTAAGTTACTGTTAGTCTTATTCGATAAAGGATGAATGGCTAATTCTACCTCAGTAGGACTTAAATATTCCCCTTGCAAATCAGCTCGTATTTTAGGTTCAAGAGCAGGATTAAGTTTAAGGATTTCTTGGATTGGTTTTTCTAGACGCTTCAAAGATGCTTCTCTTTCTTTTGGTGAAGAGATCAAACCTCTAAAAAATCCCGGGACAAATGCATTTGAAAGCTGTTCTTTCGCATTCTTATATGGCCCCCAATCCTTATTTGTGGCTTGAACCCACTTGTTAGGATCTCTCATATAATTATGATTTCTTCCTAATTGCATAAATTCTGGCATATCCTGTCTGCTTACACCCTGCTCTGCGGCTAAATCTTCAAGTTTAGAAATCTGTTTCTGTTTTTCTTGATTTTGTAAATTTAATCTATCTAAAGCTCTTGAATATTCCGCGGGATCATTAAGATCTATTGCCCATTGCTTAGCTTTTGAATCTATGTCTTGTTGTGTATCTAAAGTAGGAATTATTCCATTCGTTTCTGTAATGTTTGCCAATGGAGAGGTTCCGGGGATTTGAGATTGTTGATCATTGTTTTGTGTATTCTGTGAAGGATTAGAAGTAATAGCTGGATTTTGCGTCCCACCTGCGCCTTGTCCTCCAAAAGCCTGACCGACTTTTGCTTGCCTAAGCGCATGTTCTGCTATCCCTGAACGTTCTAATGCAGGATTGTCAGTATATGCCCTAGCAATAGCCGGAAGCATTTTACTTATATCGCCTCCAGATTGTGACAAATCCTGCTGTAATCTATCAATGGCATTATGACCAATCTGTCTTTGATAACCTTGCTGTACAGCTCCAGGTAGGTTTTGAGAGACGTTTTTATTAATAGCCGCCCCTATAACGTCCCAAGGGCCTCTTTCGGCCGGTAAAATACTAACCATATCCTAAAGCTCCTGGTTGTCTAAATAATTGATCCCATCCCGCACCAATTCCCGTATCTGGAGAAATATTTGTCTTCAATCCTCCGCCAGCCATACCTTGACCCCACATATTCCCTAATCCCTGTGCCGCTCCCCCACTCAATGAGGAAAATAGGTTTCCGAATAGTCCTGGAGTAGCACCCTGGAATGTGTTTTGTGTAGGAGTCAAAGCCTGATTAAGCATACTCATGTAGTTACTAAAGGGTTGCTGAGCATATCCTAGTAGCTGTGGAATCGCTTGTTGCTGCATTCCGCCTCTAAGCGCACCTAGGTTAGTCTGAAGATTGCTACCTTCTCTACCTAATTGCCTTCTAAAAGCATCTGATTCTAACGCTCCTCCTGATCCCATAGCTCCAAATCGGTTAGCTAACTGTGGTATTGTCTGCTCCTCAAACTGCCGTTGCAATGGAGCTTCAAACTGATTAAAAAACTGTGGATCATTGAACATGCTTTGCAGCCAATTTTGACCAGTCTGAAAGTTTTTGTTTTGCTCTATATTCGGCGCTCCACCTTTCAAAGATTGTGTAATCTGATCTATAAGGCCAAGTTGCCCCTTGTTGTAGGTAGATCCAGTCTGCGCGTTCTGACCTCCTAATTCTGTACCCTGTGTCATCTTCATCAACATAGGAAGTACAGCCATCAGTGCACTTATTTCCATGCCCATAAAACACCTCATTTTTTCTTTAAAATATCATAGAATTCATTTTAGGTGTAATCTTAATGTAGATGCGGTAAAATATACGAAAATTTGGAGGAAAAATGGACGAACAAGAAATATACAAACAAACAAGACCTAGCGGATGGTTTTTTGCCGAATGGGTTTCAATTATAGGAACTTTTGTAATTTGTTTCGTTTTTCTATTTTATCAAAATCAAGTCCAGTCTGCTAGAGCTGATGATCTTTATGCAAAATATGCAGAAACTCAAAGAGAAATTAATGAATCTAGAAAAGAAATGAAACAACTTCATATTGATTTCATAACTAAAGAGAAAAGACAGAATGGATGAAAAAAATAAGCAAGACATAGAAATTATACAAGGTGAGGATTATGAAGATTTAGTGAGGAAAATACGTAAAGAAATTATTTTTAATGAAAAAGAATTTTATGTTCAACAAATTGATTATTTTGCAATGGATGACAAAGATTCATGTCGATGCACAGCAATAATACTTTTCAGACAACATTTATTCAATAGATAGTTTTAATTTAAATTCCATTCCTCAGATACGAAATGAAAATGAACCCTGAATACGCTGTGTAGTCTCCGGTCGTAGTTATCACTATCACAGTATCGCTCATCGTAAATGATATCCGAGAGTCTCCCTCGTTGTTGAACTTGAAGAAATCTCCGTCTCCTGCACCAGTAACACTAGGAGGCTTAGAGGCTATCCCATACAGGTCTGTAATCACAAATTCGGGATTAACATTAGGAATCGGATAATTCTGAACGCTTCCAGGGCTTGCAGGAGTGCTAGGAAGCGTTAAAGTTAATGTATTGGTGTTGGGATAACTTGGTATGTATGCAATCACAGTGTAGCCGTTGCGAAACACGCCAGGCGTGATATATTGCCACAGCTCCCCATTGAATACAGAAGACTGATCGACAACTGATCCTATTTTCTTGTCGTTTATGACATTAGAGAAATTGGCAAACTGCTCTTCTATGAACGAAGGAATTCGGTCTTGTTCTTCTGGAATATTATAAGTAGTCGGTAAAAAAGGCGTGAAAGAATCTGAGGGATTCCCCATATCAATAGGAGTCGTCATACCAAGCGTCCTCCTTTTCTCATGCTGACCATCATTCCTAGAATCTCGACGTCTTCCGTATTAATTACAGTTACCGCCATCTGACGATCTGACATATAGAATCTGAATTGAAGAGTCTGAGCTATCGCATCGCAAAATAGCCTAAAAATAGTTTCAGATCCATTTCCTACTTGATAAGGATTAGGAGAAGTTAGTACCACATTGCTTTGTGGATTGTCAGAAAGAGGCGTGTTAACAGGTATATTGCTACTATCTGCCCAAATGTCGCATGTAAACTGTCCATTGGCGGTTGCATCCGTGTAAAAATCAATTTTGCTTAATCTAGCACGCATATCGTTTTTCATGAAATTGAAGACTTTAGTCTGGATATCAAAGTTTGATATTTTTGCTATCAACCCTTCTCCTGTATACGCTCCTATAGTAGCGACAGGCTCTAACTCTTGCTCATTGTTATATGAAACGACTCTGATGTAAACCTCTGTAGATGATATAGGAGGCACGAAATTCAACACAATAGTTCCTGTATTATAATCAATCGTTCCGAAACCTCCAGAACTGATTAAAGATCCATCCAAATCGGTATCTTGAAATACAAGTGTTCCTACATTGATTTGCACCGATCCAGGAATAATAGGCACATAATCAATCTGAAATACATAGAGTGAACCATCAGCTGCACCGCCATCTATGGAAGCAAATTCATTCAAAGTGAAATTCGTAGGATCTAAAGTAGGATTTGAGATTTTGAAATTTCTTCCATTCAATGAAACCCCATCTGTTCCAGTCGTACCTGTTATTCCGCTTAATGTGATCCAAGTACCATCAGGAAGGTTATTATTAGGACTGCTTATTGTTTGTCCAGAAATTGCGCTAATATAAAGGCTAGGATCGTTAGTACCGCTTGTCTGCTCTAGAAGAAATACAAAACCCTGCTGATTGCCTGCGATAATCGTTTCGGTACCCTCTTCACTGACTCCAGTCGTAGCACCTTGAACCGTGTAAGAAGTCCAGGGTTGATCTAGATCATTCCAAGTGTAGCCCACTTCATTAGCATAAAAATAACCAAAACAAGTGAAACAATCGTCGAAATAGCCCCAATTCTTTGTGTCATAGTTGAAAACTAGCACTAGATCAGGGAAAGTGCCATTTGGATTTAAATCGCTAGGTATTGTCCAGTAATTCAAACGAGTTCTAAAAGTCCTTATTCCATAGACACGCTGAAGACCTTCGTTTGCCTGTCGAATAGCAAATATATCATCAGGAATTTTCTCATCGAATCGACTCGTATCATTCGAATCAGAAATTACAATTCCTCGATTTCCAATCGCCATCAAACCCTTATCGAAAGGTATGGTAGAGAATGTAGAACTTGCGCCTAACTCAACGTTTACACGCTCCCATACAAAAGGATTTTCGCTATTATTAACGAATCTAAGTCGCCAAGTGCTGCGTTCGAAATATACAACTAGAATGTCACGAATAAAAGCCGCACCTATAATCGCTTCTTGAGTAGGGGCATCTACGGATGATCCCCTGCCAAACAAGTCTCGTCTTGCAGCTAAAGGATCTACAGACTGGATATTAGGCGTGATAGGTGCAGGTTGAGAGTAATAAGGGGTTCCCTCTTGTGTCCAACGTGCTCTATTTTCATAATTGAAGAGAGAATTGGGATTATTTCCTTCCCAAGTGTTTAGAAAAACAAGATATCCGCGATACGAAAACATCAGAAGACATCCAGCCAGGACAGTATTTGGATCGAGAGGAGGTTGATAATTGACCCAGGTCGTGCCGATATTTGTATCAGCATAATATTTGATTCCATCTTGCCCTGTAATAGCTTGCATGGAATCCATTACATATCCCGTGGCTTCTGCTCCATTTGTAAAAGCATTGACTCCTTTAGGATATGATAAAGCCTGAACTGTGAAAATGCTCCCAGGAGTGTTTATGACTGTCACTATTGCAAAAATTAAATTATTTGCTTTAGTTGAAGATCCTGTCATATTGACAAAATAAACATAGTCTCCCACTGCCACTGTATTTCCTGCTGCGGTTACTTGAACTGTTGCAGAAGTTCCAGTTCCCGATTCATTTGCAAAAGTTTGTACTGCCCAGCCATTAATTCCCGGCTTAGAATTTGTCGCCCAAAATGCTCCCGCATAATTTATAGTCCAAAAAAATTGATAATTTGTACCGCTCCATACCACAGGAACGGTAGAAGGTAGAAATTCGAATAGTTCTGTTGTAGTATTGTAAAGATAGGCATTCGTGGTATCGAAAGCAATAAGAGCCTGTAAACCTAATTCAAAAAGCTCTTGCGTTCTCAATCCCATTACTGGCAGTTGATTCGAAAGATTGCCAAGTAATTTATATCCTTGTCTTCTTACAATCCTGCCACGATACTGATAAGCATTCAAAAGCGATTGAAAAGAATCCTCTGGAGTAGCGAAAGGTTTAATGTCCTTCCTTAAACCATCATTGATAGGTGCTATCAGAAAATTGCTTGTAGTCATCTTTTTTCTATGTTATATTATTTGCAACAAAGGATTTAAATATGGACTGGATACAGGTAATCACTATCATAGCGTCTTTAGGTGGGTTCATGTTTTTCATGCTGCAACGTATCGAAAAAGACATTGATGGACTGTCTAAAAGAATGGATAGCCATACATCAAGAATGGATAGCCACGCAGCACGTATAGACCAACTATACAAAATGTTTTGCAGCCTATTAGAAAGACAAAAATAGTCTAAGCTTGAGCTATTGCCATCCATAGAAATTTAGCTCCTCCTGGCGCCATTGTAGAATTGATATTAATTGTTTTAGGTTGCGTTACAACCACTCCCACATCATACGGAACGTTTGTTTGTCCTCCAACTGTAGAAGTTCCTTGAGAAATTGCCTGAACGCATAAAATCTTAGTTGGAGTTGGCGAAAGAACTATCGGAGTGCCAATTGTCGTTGTGCTTCCAAAATAGAGAATATATCCCCCCACAATAAAACTTTGATATATCGGTCCTGAAATATTAACAGTATTATATGTGAGCTGCATTCCAGGATTCAGAAACTTTGTCGTATCCAAATCAGTGGGCAGAAATCTAGGGATCTGTACAAACAATTGCGGTTGTGGGCCTCCAGTAGCAGCAGTAGCATTTTTAGAATAAAGAATTGCTAAAGATTGTGTGTCACCAATACCTATATCACCGCTTTGATTCTGTATCAAAACAGCGGCATGTTTGCCTTGATTGAAATCATTAAAAGGCACATGATTATATATCACTCCTCCGGATGTACTGGAAAAAATGCTTGCAAATTGGGAGTAATTGGTCTGAATGCTGGATACAGATGACTTAGGAGAAGATGAAGGTTCAGGGATATTTGGGCTATATGTCATATGTTTGCCAAAATAACATAGTATTGAGTTGCTGGGGCTACACTTGCTACTGCCGTAGACAACGTTAATGCTGTCGTGATTTTGTTATTTGTAACCAAAGTAACTGAAGATGCAGGATTTGTATTATTTACACCTGTAAGGTTCACACTTATGATATTTCTTGCTATCGGAGGATTTAACAAAATCTGGTTTTGGATCGGCACAGAAACGGTTTGATTGAACAAACCGAAATAGCAAATTACCTTACCAGGCAAAAATGCAAAGAAAGGGGTCTGGGAGTCCGTTGGTGTTAAAGGATAGATCTGGTAGCAACTAAATTGAAATTCAGTCCCATTTCCCTGGTAACGCATGAAAATTTGATCTGTAGTGGTGTCATCTTCTTTGGTGTAGATTGCAAACTCTCCTACATTTGTTTGCTGTGGGCTAGTTTGCTCGAAAAGCTGGATATAAGTATGATTTCCTGCATTTGAAGTGGAACTGAGCGAAACATGATTTTGAAAAAAAGCTCTAAATAGCTGTTTAAAATTCATTAAGAATTCAGGCTGCCATTCTGCAAAACTATCTGTTATTCTAGGTACATTAGGATTATAATTTAGCACTCTTATTGTCCTATTGCTAAGTAATAGATATTTTGTGCTGTAGCGCCTGAAAACTGCACAGTAAAACCACTTCCACTTATCACTGGAATTGCATATTTAGTACCGCTAGTAGGTGATTGACATATCAATCCTGCATAAATAAGCGTAGAAGTAGGAGTAAGCGGAAACGAATTTCCACTTAATACATTTTTTAATAAACCTCCATAAATCACGAAAGGCCCTGCTACGAAGCTATATTGTTGTGGAAGATAAACATCGGGATTTGTAGACTGTAGGCCAGTTGAGATTGATGGGTATGTGAGCTGAATAGGAGTTTGACTGCTGTTAGGAGCAAAAAACAATGCTGAAATACTATTTATAGCCTTTGTATACAATGAAATCTGAGTTGATGAAGTTGTGGGATCAACAGTTTGCTCTCTAAATAAAAGCAAGCTATGCATGCCCTGAACGCTATTTCCAGTCGTATTCATAGGAACATGATTCTCAGAGAATACAGCATTGATAGCCTGAAAGTTAGCCCTGCATTGCCCTTGAGACTGTAGCATTGCATTTGTGACGATCGGGATGGTTGCGTTAAATGACATTATTCCCCTCAATGCGCTTGCGTGCTATCTCTACGTACTCTGATTCTTTCTCGATGCCTATGCAAGAGATGTCCAGCTCTTTAGCTGCGCAGAGAGTGGAACCACTACCAGAAAATGGGTCAAGGCAGATGGGATTGCCAGGAGGGGCGAGAAGCTTTAGAATGTATTTCATTAGGGCGATTGGTTTAACTGTGGGATGTGAATTTTTTACTTTAAACTCATTATTGGCTTTTGGAAGACCGCCTTGTTGTCTTAGATTGCAAGATGATGATTGATCAGGCAACCCCTCAAGCCCTTTATTACGTTCACTTGACGAGGCTTTTGCGCAGTAAAAAAATCTTGAAACATTATTCCCCGTCATCTGGTCCAGCTCTGCGGCGCTTTCTTCGTCGAGAATTAAATTGGAGGGCCAGCGGCCTTTAACAAGATTTGCATTTGTATGTTTACTTGTGTCTTTTCTTTCACGTCCTAATGAATCATGAAATCCACATGTCGAATTCCCCCACGGTTCACCTTTTGTTTCAAGTCGGCTTTCATCAACGTTGATTCCCGCCACACCCCATTTTTCGGCGTTCTGTGCGAATGTTCCGTCTAGAGGTTTCATTGCGAGTACTATTATTTCTACTGCTGGTTTTAGAGCTGTGCCATAGCCGGAAAATGTTTTGGCGAGATCTGAGATAGGTTTATTTTCTCTTTGATTTCCTGTAAAACATCCGACCGTATTTCCTGAACCTAAATGAATTGAACCTGTAGTTTTGATTATTTCACGTTTTAAATAATTTTCATTTACTGAAAAAGCTGGTTGTATTAATTCTTTCATGCAAGCTGGAGGTTCCCCTAAAACTTTTTCTAACTTTTCCCATTGTTCTTTTGTTGGAATTTGTGACTGAGAATTATGATGAAAAAAATGTTCTGCCATTCTACTTGTTTCACAAATATCGTTTAATTCTTTTAAACCAATATTAAGATTCTTACATCTTTCTTTTATCCATCCAACAACTTTTAAAGAATCTTCTTTAGAATGTTTTTTCTTATCAATCGCTTTACTGACATCCAAGCTTTTCGGAAATCCTTGACCAAAAATCCAAGCTATTACGTCTCTAATCTCAAACCCTGCGTCTTCTAGTCCCGACATCTGTCTATGATGCCTACGAGGAGCGCCGAACATAGCCATCATTCCACCAGGTTTTAGCACTCTTAACGCTTCAATGCCAAATAGGCGCATGAATTCTTGAAATTCATCGTTTCGGTTTTCATCGTATGAACCTGCGTTTGCATTAGCGGAATAAATTGCTCGTCTACTTCGATCTTCCATTTGTTT